GGATCCGTATACGTCCCATCCGGATTCTGGACCCAGGCATTCGTCTGAGCCATGCCCTGGTTCGCACGAGGCGCTTTGATCCCCGCCGTCCCTGGAGGAACTTGCATGTTCCCGAGAGACATCGGCCGGCCAGGGCCCATCGGTGGTTGAGGCGTACCATACGCCGATCCAGAGTACATGTTCGCCCAGCCCTGAGGCATGCCTCCACGCGTAGGGCCCTGAATGGGAGGTTGCCTTCCTGGTCCACCAGGCATGTTCGTCATGGCCGTGACGTTAGGCGCCCCAGGACCAAACTGCCCGCTAGGCTGCTCCCCACGAGAAGGCTTGATCCCTGCAGTGCCGGCAGGCTTCTCCTGCATGCTCTGCACCATCCCCTGCATCTGTTGCATCAGCCCAAGCTGCATGTCATGCACGGGGCGTTGCCGCATTGCTCTCGGGTTCGCCCCGAGCATGCCTACGCCAAAGAAGTCGTCCTGAGTACGAGCTGCCATGGAAGTTCCTCTTTAAGCATTCCGTAAACTGCCAGGTCGACCGGTGGAACGCTTGGCCACATCCTGCGGAGGCACCCTTCCAGGACGAACCCCGCCTTTGCGTAGAACGACCGCAGAGGGTGATTCGTCACTGGAGCTGCCGCACTGATCTTCTGCAGGGCGAACTTTTCAAACGCCTCTGCGAGGACCGTTTTCGTTACTTCGATGCGATTGCGATGGAGCTTCTGATCCCAGAAGACAACGTTCAGATTCGCGTGGAATTCCGGAATGACGTCGGTGAGGTAGATCAGACCGATATCCCCTGCTTCCACGAACCAGCTATCCGTTCTCTGAAGCAGGTGCTGGGCAAAGATTGCCTCGCTCACCTTCGGCCAGTCGAGCTCGCCGTATCTCCGAACAATCCTCTCCGCATGCTCCACGGACGTCAGCTTCAACAACCGCAGATCCTCCGGACGGACTTGAACTACTCCGTCGCGGGTGGACCTAAGATGAAGATCGTAGCTGCCTGTGCGCTCGCGCTGAACGTGAGATAGATGTGTGTTGACGTCCAAGGGGTTGTTCCTTTGTTCACTGTTCCAGATGTCGGCGGGGTCGTCAGTAGAAAGCCCGTCGGGATGACTCCGAGTGTGTGCGGGATCGCAGTTTCCGTTCCTCCACTTGCGTGGGACGTAAAGCTGTTCCACTCTCCCTTAATGTTGTCCGTAGAAGACCCATCTCCAAAGCTGATCTGACCGTTGAGCAGCGTGCCGAGAATAGCCAGTAGCCGCTGAAGAGCGGTTGTGAAACTGGCCGCCCATTGCTGCAGGTCGGAAAAACGACCAGTTGCGAACGGAGTGAATGATGCATCGAATCTCATGTCTGAATGGGCTCGCGAAGTTCGAGATTGACGTTGAATTCGATGATTTGAAACGACTCCGTTAAGGAAGTCTGTTCGAACTTAAACCGAACACGCTCACCGGTCACCTGATGCGAGTCAACAGAGCACGCCTGTCCGCCCGAAACCAGGTTCGTCGGGCAGAGGAGTGGATACGGACCTTCCCAAGAGCCTCCTCCGTTTGTGGAGTAGTAGAGATCAATTGTGAAGTCCGCGCCTGCATCGTAGTACTTCACTTCGAGGCTGCGCAGCGTGATCCGGTGCGGCGCAATGTCTGACGCAATGTCGTCGCTCTCGAAATCACGTGACGTCCAGAGGCAGCGAATGGGCACGCCCGCGTCTGAGTTGTGCTGCTCACCCCATTTGTAGACCTTACCGTCTGAATGACCGGTCAGCAGGCTTGGGTACGCACTTGCCAAGATGCGAGAGTCATACTCCCAATTTTGCTGGTCGATCGTGCCAATGAGGTCGTCGATCGTCGTTGTGTCGTCATTCCGAACAAGAGTTGAGCACGTTGGACCTTCCACACTCCACGGGTAGAAGATGTTCCGTCCGTAGTGATACACCCAAATCATGTTCGGGACGGTCGCGGCATTGATCGCCGCAAAGAGCAAATACTGCTGCGTGTCCGACATCACGATGGCAAAGTTCGCACGAATCGAACTCGGCGTGACGGAGTTGAAGATGTAATCCCGAAACGGCAGTGCGATTCCTTTCTCCTGCACTCCGTTCCAGAGATAGATATCATCATTCCCCATGAATATGTGACCGGAGGACCCCGGCAGTGCGCAGAGTGTGCGTTCTGCGTACAGCCCGACTCCTTCAGTCTTCGTACTGAACGCGGCCGGTGCGAGAGCGTTCCCCGTCCTCGTCGCGAGGCTGATCGACCGCTCAGTAAAGACAGACATGCCCTCACCAAGCTTGCGAATACCACGAAGCTGATAAGGCCATTCAGTAAGGTCGTTAAATCCACTCCCAGCTCCGGCCCAGTTCGTGTGGTCTCCAGCGACCGGACGACGAATACGGAAAGGCTTTGTCACACCTCCTTCAACGGTGTACGCGGCGTAGAGACGGTCAGCAAAGCGGGTGATGTACCTCGCGATCGGCGCACTCGCACTGAGGTCAGCGAACACCGTGTTCACCGTAGAGATGTCATGCTTCTTGATCTTATCCACGCCCTGCGAGAAGACAATGTTGTTCTGACTCGTCTCAAACGTAAACCACTGATCCGACCCTCCGCTCAGCGTCCCCGTCAGCGTGTTCCAGACCTGTGCGACGAAGTCGTACTTCTTCACTCCACTCTGCCAGACGACGATGAGATGAGTGTTATTCTCCTCATCCTGCGTGGAGTATATCCCCACTGCTGACCCACCAATCGAAGGCATTGCAAGCGGGAACATCGCATACCCCGGACGCTTACGCAGCCGTCCTTCGTACACGTAGCAGTTCAGCATGTCCGGACTGGCGCCTTCCGGGAACTCGTCACTGCCGGGAGAGAACTTCCAAACGCCGTTGATCGGACGGATAGGGATTCCTCGAAACCGTGGGTATTGCACCTCCCGACTGCGACGCTTGGTGTCGATCAAATCTTCCCCAGAAGGAGGAGGATCACGAGAATCACGAGGATGAGAACGACGGCACTACCTCCGTAGACCGGACCCCCGAGCTGATATCCTCCGCCTCCGAGAATCAGAATCAGGAGGATGATCAAGATGATAACTGGAAGGCTCATATCACTTCTTCTCCTTCGTAGAGGTTTCGTCCTTTAAGGCGTCAACCGTGGCTGCTGTGTTCTCCGCGATCTCCGCGAGTTTGGCGATGACGGGCACATCCCCTGCGCGTTGGTCGTGAGGGTCTACCTTCGCGAGAATCTTGCGCGTAAGGTGCGTATTCTCCGCGATCGCGTCGTGCGTCTGCACCCGTTCGCCCCGTTCCCAGCTATCATGGTCGCTGAGCGTGCGTCCCGTCCCGGCCATCAGTTCGTTGACGATATCCGCCTTGGCGCGGCCCACGAGTTCGCCCTCCGCGAGACTAGCTTTCTGCTGCAGCTTCAGCATCTCGGTCATCCGCGAGTTCATCGCGAGGTGGTTCTCGCGCACGGCCGCTGCGAGCAACGCCACGACGGAGGGCACGAGCAGCCCGAGGATCAAGTTGATGACGGGCGCGTTATCCTTCTCCGGCTGCATGATCGTGAGCGCGATGACGGCGGCCACGCCGAGGACCGACAGAATGATCACCGCCCACACGAACTGCACCGCCTTATGGCCGACAGCCGTGGGCGCGGGCAAGCGGGCCTTGAGCTCGGCGTTCTCCTCTAGAAGCGTGATCAGTTTTGGGTCATTATTCATCCTCTATCCTCCTTCTTCGCACCATCCAACGCGTCGAACAGCTCCGCGACTTCCTCGCAGCCGGAAGTCAACCACTCAACTGCGTTGACATACGTCTCCAGCATCTTGAACAGCTGCGTCTCCAACACAACCTCGGAAGGTTCAGCAATCAACTTCCGCGGAGGTGCCTGACCTTCCTTCTTCTCCACCTCCGTCGGCTCACGCGAGATAGCGTGCAGCGCAAGCTTGATCTTCCTCTCGAGCCTCGCCACTGCTCCCGGCGCCCCAAACTCCTTCTTCTTCTCCCCGTACTTGTTCCCGCCTTGAATGAACCCCATGTACAGGTTGAGAAACACCTGCTCCGTCTTCACTTCGATGACATGATACTGCATTTTGCGTATGCTCCTGAACGGTGATAGTGAACTCATGTTACTTACTTTGGATCGATGACTGTGAAGTACAGATTCAGCACACC